ACTTCCACTAGGCGTTTGTTGCTGAATGCGTTGAGCTCGACCAGTTAATCTGCTAGTTGCACCAGCACTGTCTTCTTGTTTTCGTTTTGGTAACACTCCAGAAATAGAGTTCATGAACTGATCAAGCATTTCTTTCGCTACTGCTTCATAATCAGACTGATCTAAATCTTTTGCCAAATCTGGAGGCAGAGCTTTCTGCATTTCATTAGCAAAATCAACATAAACACCAGTCTGTGAAACATATGGAAGATTAGAAGCGATAGCAAGCTTCGCAACCATTCCTACATAATCTCCCTGCTTGTAGTCTTGATATGCACCATAAAGACCAAACGCAGTGTTCAAACCCGGCACAATCTTCTCAGCAATATTAGGAAAAACTCGTTTTGCAACTTGTGATAATGCAGCACGAGCGGCCGCTTTCTTCACTCCTTCTGATGATGCTTTCTGCGGCTCGCCCATCTGACTCTTAATAGATTCGCTAGATACAGGAGGAGCTTCAGGCGGCAACTGAATCTTGACAGAAGCTCCTGGAACTTTTATGTCTAGCTTTGGTGAAGACATTCTTTGACGCGCAGGAGATCCACCTGGTTTTGTTTTTGGTTCAGTTTTAGGTGTAGTTGTAGATCCACCTGGTGTTGGTCTTGGCGTAGTTTTAGGAGGACCAACACCAGGTAGATCAATGGGAGGAATGCCTATTCCAGATGTGCTTGCAATTTTCCCTGCTGTAATTACACCAGGAGCGATATCTTTCAATGGTAGTTTAGAAGGAGCAAAATATAATAGTTTTCCTATATTTTTTTGTGATGCTACTATCTCATCATTCAACTTTTTAAATCTTACATTAACATCTTTCTCGAATTGCTTGATCGTTTTTACAAGATCATCAATTAATTTAACTAATCCTTCATAGCTGTTTTGTGGCTTAATGAGTTCTTCATTTAATTTTATGAGATAGTCTGCTAAAGAAACTACAAACGCTGCAGAAAAAAGATTAGATTTTTTAACAACATTATCATTCGCAGCGCGATTAGAACTACCAAAAAAAGCAGCAACGCTAGGGCGCTCGTACGATCCCTTAGATGTTATTAAATTAGAAATAGCCATTTAAAATAAACCTCTTCTACGAGTCATCCCAAGAGCTGCTGCAGCTGCTACAACAAAAGGACTGAATCCTTCATCGGGTCTGTGAACTGGTGCGCTATTCTGATAAACTGTACGAATATTATTGTTGTTAACGTTGTTAATGAATACAACGTTTCTATTTCTTTGTTGTTCTAATTCTTCTTGCATAGCATATTGTCTAGATGCTGTAGGTAGTCTTGCTTGCTGTTGTGTTCCTGCTGGTCTTTCAACAGATGCGATCATGCCAGATGGCGTTTCGCCTCTAAGACCAGCGTAAACTGCTGCTCTTGCACCAGCTGTTTCATTTCCATAGAACCAACTTCTTGCTCGATCTGTATGCTGGTCTAAATGAATTCCACCACCACGCATTTCAAGACCAACACCACCTATGCCTCGAGATAACCAATACTGCGCGAGCTTTCCTAAATCATCTCCAGTTATCTTTTTTCCGTTAGCATAAACATAAACATCTGCAGCCATACCGTTATCGTGTCGCGTTGAACCAACACGGGGTCCTCCTGGATATGGCGGCTGACCACCACTGTATACTTCAGCTCTTGCGCCTGCACCATAAACTTCAGTGACTGCTTGAGATATAGCGCTCGCTAGATAAGGCGTTATTGGACCACTTCTGGTAGCTCCGCCGTTTGTCATAGAAACATTAGCTGCGCCGGAAGAATCTTCTCTTTGCTTAGGTCCTCCACTGGGTGCGCCTGGAGGAGTAGTAGACTGTGGTTGTGGATATGAAGCTCGTTCAGAAGCTCCAGGTATTGGCAATCTAGGAGAAACACCACTACTCTGTTGAGCAACAGAAGAAGGAATCTGCGTTGTAGGAAGTCTGGGAGAAGTTGCTTTTGCAGCGCCTTCAGCACCCGAAGGAGTTGCTGGAATATCTCCCTTTTCATATTGTTGTGCAAGCGTTACACGGCGTTGTCTGTGTGCTCCTGAAGATCTTTCATAATATTGATCTACGATCGCTGCAGCTGTAGCTGCATCTGTTGTCGATCTTAGTCGTTCTCCTGCACGTTTTTCAGTATTATTGAGTTCCCAATTAACAAATTCTAACTGTTCTTTGAAAGTTGATTCTCTTATAGGTTTTCCGTAGACTCTTTCAAAGTTAGCCTGGCGATCTGGATGCCATTGCGCTATGCCATATGCGCGACCACCATCACCTACCGCATTAGTTTTAAAATTAGATTCAACTTGTAGGTTAGCTGCGAGAGCGATTGCTTGCTCTCGAGTCCAACCTTTGCTTACGAAAAAATCTATAGCCTCTTTCGCACTACCTGTAGCAGCTACACCTTCTCCAGTGTATGGCTGTTTTTCAGAAGCAGCCATAACTGAGCCAACAACTGCTCCGCCGGCGGCAGCAGCTTTAAGAACAGATAGAGTAGAAAACTTAAATCCTTCTGAAGCTTTTTCAGCTATGTTTTTCTCAGCTAACTTTTCTGCAGCTTGTTCCGCAACTGTTTTCGATCTAACACGAGGAACAGGTGAAGTTCTTGTTCCTCCTATCGAACGACTGATTTTAGTTTTCGTTCCTGCTGCGCGAGTAGGTGCTCTGATGCCAGTTATAGCTTCAATAACTTTATCTTGAAAGATTTGATTTTGAAGTATTATTGAAGATACAATTTGATCTTGATTCTTGGATATCTGTACTAATGTATTTTTGAATGAAGAAAATAGTTCATCTAACTTTACGTTCAATACTTCTTGATTGCCAACTATTTTTGTTGTATGCTCAATTGATGTTACAAGTTCACGCTGAAACGTTCTTGTTGGAACGCCTGTTACGTTCGTTTCAGCTTTAATAAATGTTTCTTTTATTTTAGGTAAAGATTGTTTGATCTTTTCGCGCTTGCTTTTCTTTTCTTCTGCGCTAGGCGGTGGACCAAATATAGAAGCGAATTTAGCAGGAGCCGGTTTTCCATTTTCATCAACCACCGTACCATCACTTGCGTAATAGTATTTTGTATTACCAAAACTTCCTGCTAATGGTCCTGGCTTTTTTGCCATTAATTTCTTTCTTGTTCTTCTCTTAGCTTTTCTAAGTATTCTACAAGCATCTTAACGTAAATATCCCTCTCCCAAGGTATCATTCCATCTATGTCACTCAACGAATATTTGTGATACTGCATCAACGAAAAATTGGTTTGATAATAATTAGCCAACGTATTATGAGAGAGGATCATTAAAAAAAATCAGACATTCCTTCTAACGTAACGGTATCTTCTTGTCCACATCCCTTACACTTGTAACTAAATGTGTGGCGAAGTTTTGGCATAGTGTTAATAAATTCCATAATCTTAGCAAACTGAACATTGTTTAACGATTCAATGAATTGTGTCGCATCGTCAATGTTATCGGGCTCATAAACATTTTCATCGTCATAAACGCTAAGTATGCATTTTGCCAACATTCGAATTTCGTCAGCACCTTCACCAATCTGACGAACATCATTTACAGTAGGATATCTAAGTTCTAAACCTAAACGATCATCGAGCTTAATCTTATTTGTATGATCTGGATTCTTTTCAACTTTAACTTGTTCAAGATTGATATCAATAGGCGTAACAACTTCGCACGTTTCACCTTTGTAATTCTTTCCGCCAGAATGGCGATATTCTAACTTCACTATTTCCCCTACAGACTTTGCTCTAATGTTTAAGAACAGATATTCTAAGTCGAAATAAGGAAGCTTTGTAACATCTACGTCTTCACAACAGGAAGCAATCACATCTTTGACTGCATCAATCATAGCTAAAGAATCTTCTGATTGTGCTGCCATCAGCAACACCTTTTCTTCTTTAACTAGGAATGGTCTAAATAAAATTAGTTTTCCATTAGACGGCAATTCAAGCGCAAATTTAGGCGCAGCTATTTTAGGTAATGCCATTATATTTCACCTCACGATTTACAACAAGGAATTAGTCGAGCTCAGTTGAGATTGAATGTTATCTCCGAATGTTTGATTCGTTTCTGTAGAGTAACGATATCTTATTTCTACATTCATTCTAGCATATCCATCATCAGCCCAAGACATTTGAATATCGTTTACTGAAATTGGATATGCTTCTTCAAGATAGATTGTATTATGTGCTACGGCATTCTCAGAAAGATATTTAACAAAATCACCCAAACCAAATGAAGCAGCTGCAAACTCTAATAGATTGCCATTTACGGGAAGACCATACTGAACTATTGCAATTGTGCCGATACCGTCATCGTAATATCTAGAATCAAACATTCCGCGATATCTATTACCATCATACGTTGATCTATAATGACCAATCATGAAATCTTGCCATTTCATGAAAACTTCGCGCTCGCGCATGTCACTAGAAAGGATGACGCTCATTGTTACGGGTTGTTGAGCTGCTCTATAAGGAAGAGCTCTAGTAGGACCATAGTAGTTTTGATCTAGAGTGATTAAATTTCTTCCAGGCAAATTAACAGATTCGATACGGAAACGCATACCATCGCTTAGACCGTATTGATTCAATATGTTATTAAAAGAATTAAATCCGTTAGACAACGGACCAGCTAATATCCATGCTTCAAAGTGCGATGGTCTCGCAAATCCCGAAGCATTTAGCTCTGCATTAAATTCTGCTACATTAAATGGCATTTTTATATCCTGTTACGACTGTCCGCATAGATTCGTGACTTGTTAGCACCGACGAATCTATCGAGCGGTAAGAATAGCGCCATTTCCCATTCAGTTGGCTCAATGTAAAAGAATTTTGATTTTACATGCGACACGAGATATCTTTTTATACAAGGTTTGAAAAAACGATATTTTGACGCTTGATTAAGTATGTTGTAAGAAAGCCTAAGACGAGTAGTATCGTCTAGCTCTTTCGTGTTAGCCACTTCGTACAACGCATCCATCAATCTCGCTCGTAAAGGTAACGGTAGATAATGGAGGTTAATTCCCAAGAAAGATCCTCCCGAAGCAGCGAAACCAGTAGTGCGTCCTGAACCAATTGGAAAAACGAGCGGGTATCTGTCATAGTAGGGTAACTTGTCTTTCGTCTTAGGATCGTACTGAAAAAGATACATTCTTCCGATTAGAGGTTTATCTGTTAACCTAGAAGTCTGACTACGAATCATACGACTAGGATTAGCAGCCGTCATCGACTTAGCCTGCTGACGGAACCAGTTTCTTGATTCTCGCTTAATAGATGGCGAATATCCAGCAGTTTGTCCGCGTCTTAGTATTGTGTCGAATACGTATGCTACCACGCTAGATTCCTAGTTCTTTTTCCGTCAGGACTACAAATTGCCAATTTCTGTTGTCGCAGTATTCTTTAGCTGCGTTCCACTTGGCATTATTTATTCCAAATACAGCGACTTCCTTAAGGTACTTTTTTGTATGATGTCCCTTCGCGCGAGGAGAAGGTGGGACTGCTTGTGATCGCGGTTTGATCTCGATCATCTTAACAGTAATCTTCCCCTCTTTGTCGCGCATACGAATAATGAAATCTGGAAAATATCTATGCCACTTACCATCAAGCGGCGACTTATATGGAATGAATAATTCTTCCGAAGCCCACTGAATGATGTTTGGATTTTCATCAAGATATTTCATAAAGCGCATCTCCCACGATGAGCGATAGATAATGTTTGTGGGATCACCTTTATACTTCTGAGGATTCTTAGGGACAAATCGTCCTTTGTACGCAGCCATGATAACTCTATGTATTCGGTATAAATAGTAATCAGCAAAGGAGTTACAATGGCATTCCCTAGATTCAATTCTGCTAGAAGTCTTTCTTTCAGGAGAGCCGGTGTTGCTGGCGGAGGACTCGCGGTAGGAGGACTTGCTGCAGTTGGCGTTTATAACGCTACATTAGCTGGAGGCGGAATTGGTTCTGATCCCTTTACGGGAACAAGCACTGTGTTTCCGCGCGATCTCGTACTAAATGATCACTGGATTTCATTTCAAGCAGTCCAGACTAATGGTCTGGCTGCTGACATTTTTGCTAAATGGACTGGATCTACAATAGGTAGTAATTTTAATGTTCCAGGTGGGTCTGTATTTCTGCCAATGCCCGCTAATCTATCAACAGATTATAATCCACTATATACTGAGCGAGATTTAGATCCTGTTTTAGGTATGGCTCTTAAGCCATACGATAGAGCACTGTACGGAAACAAAGATCTAGGTCAAGAAGCTGTGTTAGGTAGTGGACAGGGCGCTATTAATATAGCAGCAGAAACCGCAGGAAACATCGCTAGAGGATCGGCTTTATCAGTAGCGCAATCAACATTTAATTTTGTTGGTGGAAATGAAACTGGATTCGCGGCAGCGTTAAAAACATTTGGTGGGGTGGCAGCTAATCCTCACAAGATAGTTCTTTTTACAGGCGTAAACTTCAGAGATCATACATTTTCTTGGAGATTGTCACCGAGAAATCGTCAAGAATCTGATGCGATCGCTTCAATTATAGATTTCTTCAAATACTATTCTCATCCAGAATACGTGGCAGGCGGATTGTTTTTCAAATATCCCGAATTCTTTAATATTAGATTCAATCATCCAGAATATCTTTTTACTATTCGTCCTTCTGTATGTACTGATGTTAGAATAAATTATCACGGTCAAGGATATCCTGCATACATTAGAGATGCGGACGGCGGCGGCGTTCCCGCGCCCGCAGAAGTTGAGCTTTCTCTTTCGTTTAAAGAAACCGAAGTTATTACTAAAAATTTCCTTAATCCAGGACAATATTCTAATTTCAGTTCAAGCATTGGTTCTGTATTAAGTTCTGCTGGCTCAGGTGCTTTCGAGATATAAGGAAGATATATGTTTCTCTTTAGACCTTATCCGACGGTATCATATCGTGTTCCAAATACGAAACGTACAGTTGCAGCTACAAATATTACAAAAAGATTCGCAATCACTAATTTTATTAACAACGCAAATGTAACGTTCGACGAATATTTTGTTCAGGATGGCGAACGACCAGATACGATCGCATATGATTATTATGGCGATCAAACGATGGATTGGCTTATTTTATTAACGAATGAAATTCACGATCCATATTTTGAGTGGGTACTTTCGTACGAACAATTCAACAACTACATCAGACAGAAATACGGTAGCGTCGAATATGCTATGAAAACAACACATCATTATGAAAAGATTTTGCAGGAAAAGAAAATCATATTTGATAATGGCGCTCAACGTATAATTCCTGAAAAAACTTTAATTGTTGACTACACAACATACGCATCGCTTGCTGCTTCTAGTCGTAAAATAGTAACGATCTATGACTACGAAAATGCAAGAAATGAAAAAAATAGAAACATCTATTTACTAGATCTTAATTATCTATTGTTGATTAAGGAACAACATCCATATATCTTTGATGAAGGTGTCGTTGTAAGATGAGTTCTATTGGCGGTGGTAATTTAACACAATTAACAATAAATGGAACAGACGTTCGTAATCTAGTTAATGTGCTAGATTATTTTGAAAGCATTTATTCTACTTGTGCTTCAGCTAACATAACGATAAATGATGCTGCTGGCTTTTATCAAAGTGCAGCACTAAAGGGTAATGAAGAAGTGTCGCTTTCGTTTGGTAATCGCGAAGGCGAAACGATTCGAATGAAGTTCAGAACTGGAAAAGTCGGAGAACGTATTCGAGTCAAAGAAAATCAAGATATGTACATTCTTACTTGTGTGCCACAAGAATTTATAGAAAACAATCAGAAATCAATAGAAAAAGCATATAAGGATAAAAAAGTATCTGAGCTGGCAAAAGAATGGCATGACGAATATGTCAAGAATAGTTCGACGATAAAGAAAGAGCTAGTAACAAACGAAGAGACGGAAGACAAGCAGAGTTATTATGGAACAGGACGTAGTCCTGCTACCGCCATTCGTTGGGCTGCTAAAGAAGGTAAGTCTGCTAAAGCTAAAGCGTCGAACTATGTGTACTATCAAGATCGAGATGGATATCATTTTAAAACCATAGATTCAATGTTGCAAGAAGCGGATAAGTTTACCCTTTCTTATGCGCATCAAAACATTGGAAACATTGGTGGAGACGCATCTAAGAAAATAATAGCATTTGATCAGAAAAGTGATTTTGATAATATAGATTCTAGTTACAATGGTGCGGACTCAGATCATTGGTATTACTTTGATCCAACTACAGGTAAGATCGACGCAGTCAAGGAAGGTAAGCGCGACGGAGCGGGCGATACAACACACACTGGACGCGACACACTAACCAAAGATCAAAAAAGTTCTAGAGGCGAAAGATACAATCTTATAGTTGCACCTGGGCAAAGTAAGAGTAAGTTTCGTGATTCTAGAGATCCTAAGATAGCGGAAAATAAAAGATCGCTTCCAGAGCATGGCGCAAAATCTTCTGCTGCTATACAGCTAGATAATTTGATAGTGAATGTTCGCGTTCCAGGAAACGTCGAATATAAACCGGGTATCAAAATCAAGTTAAATATACCAGCAAACCAAGAAGGAAACGAATTAGATGTTCGTTCCGGATCATATCTAGTTACATCAGTTCGTCACGTAACATATAGAGACAATCAAGATTTTAAATATGAATGCATATTGGAATGTAAGAGCGATTCGCACAGTAAGTCTTCTTCTGGTAATTCTGGAGTAGTATAATGTCCGAATTTGGCACAGTGATGGGGAAGGATGGTCTGAAGTGGTGGGTTGGAACAGTAGAAGATCGCGGTTCCGGTCAGTTTTCAGGACAGAAAGATGAATTGAAGTTAGGAAGAATCAAAGTTAGAATCCATGGTCATCATACGGAAAATAAAGGAGATCTCCCAACAAGTGATCTTCCGTGGTGTTACGTTGCTACGCCAACGACATCAGCTTCCATAAGTGGCATTGGTCACAGTCCTACAGGAATCACAGAAGGTTCAAAAGTTTTAGGTTTTTTCATGGATGGCGACGGAGAACAAATACCAATTGTATTTGCGACAATCCCACACATTCAGCAAAAGGGTGGAGCAGGATCTAATGCTCCAGGTTCTGGAGGTGTTGCATAATGGCTTTTATTACTGTAAACGCATTAAGAACTTCTAATACTAGACCAACTGTTACTGGAACAGTGTCTTTTGAACGTTTTGATAGCGAAGGAAATCCTAAACAAACTATAGAAGTTTATGCTAACTATGGATTGTATACTCTTTTCGATGGTAATCTTGGCTTAGACGAATCAGTTACTCCTAATGTGTGGAAACTAAGATTCAGCGAACCGCTTAAGAACGGCTCTTATAGTATTAACGCTGTCGTTAGAAATGTTTCTGACGGATCTATAGCAGCCACAGATAGCACAACAAACGAACTATCAATAACCGCTCCAACGGAAAGAGAAGTACAACAGCAGAATTTAACTATTCCGCAAAAGTTAGCTTTAGTTGCAGGATTGATTAACGGTCTATCTAGATCTTTTGGTGGACAGAGTGGTGTAGGCGGTAATCCTTCTGTACATCCAACGCAAGACGACGACACTTCTACAACTTTGCGTGGTCGTGGTGCAGAAGAAGGAAATAATGATCCACGAGCTAAAAGTAAAAAAGCAAGAGCTGATAAATTAAAAGTTACCACACCACCACAAAAACACAGCATGACTTCTGTTGATGCTGCAATAACCAGCGCAGCCTTAGGTGAAATTCCAGATATCGATCCGCCTACTTCTGCTGATATTTTAAGCCAGCTTGGAGTAATAGAAGCCGCCAATGCAGCAGTTTCAGGAGCACCGGATGAAGCAGCTGCTCTTTCGCAACAACAGTACAGTTCAACACCAACATCTTCATTTGGATAGGATAGATAATGTCTAAGTATCAAGAAGAAAAGCCAGGCGGTGAAAGCACGAAATATCTTGGAAATCATACGATCACAACAGAAGCTGGTCATATGATTGAAGTGGATAATAGTCCTAACGATAGACGCATTCACGTATATCATGCTAGTGGCACATTCATCGAGATTAAAGATGATGGTATGCGCATTACTAAAATTGAAGGGAAAGATCAAGAATTCGTTAATGGCGAAAAGAATCAACTGATTAAAGGTGACTTTAAGATCAATGTAGACGGCAATGTTTTAATGCAGGTCACGGGATCGTTAAAGCATGAAGTTAAAGGCGACTATGAAATAGTTGCACACGGAGATTTTCGTGTAAAGTCTGCAGGAAATCATCTTCAAGAAACTTCAGGTGATCAGCGAGTTCAAGTGAATGGTAAAACTTCTCATCGTACTTCTGGAGATCGAGAAGAAATCACTGGTGGAAGTAAGACTGACTCTATTGGTGGTAACAACAAACAAACAATAACTGGTGAAAATGTTCAAACAGTAAGCGGCGACAACGTTACGATGACTGGTGGACAACATCAGCTAGTTTCTGCTGGTGCTATGGGTATTGGGGCGGGTGGTGATCTTGGATTAGCGTCATCAGGAAACATGGCTGCGAAAGCGACACGTATAGATCTGAACTAAAATGAAACATAGATTCGTAATCTTAATTGGGACTGAACTTCATACATATGATAATTATGAAGACATCCCTTTAGAATTTGATAATGTGATTGAATTTAAACCTTATATTCCGGAAGAACATAAACACGATCATACAGATCATGATCATGAAGAATTAAGTAAATGGAATGACAAACTAAAAGAGTTGATGAAAAGGGAAAAAAAGTAATGCCAGCTGTAACAAGATTTGGTGACGCAGACGTAGCTCATTGTTCAGGAATGACACGTTTAGGAAAGTCTGATGACGTTTTTGTTAATGGCATTGGAGTAAGTCGTCAGGGCGACAATAATACGACACATCTATTACCAGAGATTATTCCTTGTCCTACGCATGCCGCACCAATTACTACAGGCTCAACAACTGTTTTCATTAACGGAAAGGGATGTGGTCGTGTTGGCGATGGTATCACTGGTTGTACTTCTGTTGCAGCCGGCTCTTCTAACGTATTTGCAGGTGGATAATGGCTGATCAACTTTCCGATGACTTTGTAATCAAAACATATTATCCAAACGCAGTTGTAGGACAATCCTATACTATAGGCGCAGATCCTTGTACGGGCAAAGGTGGTGTATCAAAAGTTTATAAGGGAACAGATCTTGTTGCAGACATGATCGACGATATGTCGAGAAAGTTCCCTGATATTATGAACTACAGTAATGCAAAATTGATGTTGGCTAATCCTACTACGTTTACTCCACCCGCATTTAAGCTAGACCCAAAAGTTGCGGCAGGAATAGTTGCATTGAGTGCTGCCGGAAAACTATCTCAGCTAACTGGATTAGGCGCTAATTATTTAAAACCTGGACTAGATGCAACAGTTCAAGCAGTCACGGGTGCTATAGCTGGAGCCACGGCAACTTTACCTTATAAAACATCAAGCGCTGCAAACATCACAGCGCAAATAGGCGCAGTTAAGTCTATGCTGCAATCTAAAGTTAGCGGCCCTACATCAACTATTTTTGCAACAGTCGCATCCAATTTCTTGTCTGATATACCTTCAGCGGCAATCAAAGCAGCTACAGTAAGTCTTCCAGATCAGATATCGCAGTTAGCTTCTCTTGCAGGAAACGCAAGCTCCTTTGCAGCAAAAGCTGCTTATATAGCAGCAACATTTCCTATGATTGATGTCAATAAGATTATGTCAAAGATGATAAACAATATCAATGGTTGCAAGACAAACAATATTAATTCAATAACACCTAACATGGTTTCATTAGTCGGCGCAGTAGCAATGAAAGCTCTAGCTGGAAAAACACCAGCGAAAGACGCAGTTAAACCACAGAAAACTCCAAATCCACCTAAGATGATGAAACCTGTAGAAATGAAAAATCTTTTCGCAGAATCTGCTGCAGGAAGTTCTGTTTCTAATCTTTCACAACCTATTTCTCAGTTCATGGGAATCCTATCTACGATTCCTTCACAGAACAATTTAACAGCGGAAGTCCCTGCAAAAACTTCTCTTGGCGAACAGAAACTCACTTCTACAGCAAACTCTTCTAATTGGGGTACTGGAGGATATGCTAGAAATAATGATTTGGCTGAACAAGAGAAGAAGCGTCTCGAAACAACAGCTAAGATTGAAAAACATACTAAAGAACTCGAATCTATGGTCGATTATAGTAAACTAACTTCAATGCCATACAGTGAACTAATTAAGAAGTATCCACAAATTACACCTAAAACTACAGTTGCTGAAGCATTGCAAATTATTAATGATGCGGAAAAGAAATAATATGACCGCTTGATTACATTCATATTATATCATCAAAAATGATACTTGTCAAGGCATTTTTTTGTAATAAATAAGAAAAAAGGAATTTCGATGGCGAAAAGAGAACTACCCTCATCACTGAACAAAGTCTCATACAAGGACTTTGATCTTTCTTTTCGTCGTCATCCATCGACTGGTAAGTTGCTGGTAAAAAAGAATGACGATGCCGTAAAACAAGCTGTAAAGAATCTGGTTTTAACTAATCGTTATGAGCGCCCATTTCATCCTGAATTTGGCGGAGATGTGAGAGCTAGACTGTTTGATAATTTTAATTCAATTTCTAGTTCGATATTTCAAGAGCAGATTTCTACGGCTATTGGAAACTATGAGCCAAGAGTAAAGTTAGAAAAGATTGATAATCAGGAAGCAGTTTCTATCAGAGAATATCCAGACGAAAATGGTCTAGCAGTCACAATTCGTTTCCGTAGCGTAGCGACACTCAATGATGTGACATTAGACGTTAACTTAAACAAGGTTCGATAATGGCTGCCAATACAGATCTCACAGTAACTGGATTAGACTTTGATGTAATTCGTGCTAATCTACGCACGTTTATTTCGTCTAAGCCAGAATTCTCTGATTACGATTTTAATGATTCTGCTATTGGTACTCTTTTAGATTTGTTAGCATACAACACGTATTATAGCGCATTCTATGCTAACATGGCTTCTAATGAGGCGTTTTTAGACACAGCGCAACTTTATGATAGCGTAGTTTCGCGCGCGAAAGCGATTGGCTATACTCCAACGAGCGCCAAAAGCGCAACAGCAAACGTTCAGCTGATATTTCCATTAGCTGTTGCGAATTCTACGTTTAGATCTATTAGAGTCGCAAAAGACACACAGTTTAGAGCTACTGTGAACGGAACTTCTTATACATTCGTTGCGCCACAAACATACACTATAGCTTCTAATTCTACAAATGGATTCGCTGATTTTATTTCAATCAAAGAAGGCGAAGCTCTTACGCATAGATTTGTATATAATCGCTCTTCCAATACTTCCTTCGTTTTGCCTAACGAAAATGTAGACACAGATAGCATTACAGTAAGCATCAATACAACTGGAAATACGTTATCGTACATTAAAGCAGATGATATCACAACTATCAATTCTAGTTCTAAGGTGTTTTTCGTAGAAGCTGATCGCGATAAGAAATATAAAGTCGCGTTTGGCGACGGCGTCCTCGGATTTCAGCCAGCAACGTCAAGCATAGTTTCTATTTCATATCGTGTCTGTAATGGCGCATTGCCTAATGGAGCAAATTCGTTTTCTCTAGTAGGAGCTACAATTGACGGACAAACTGTAACAGTGGTTCCTGTAGGTAGAGCTGAGGGCGGCGCAGCTATTGAAGATATAGAATCTATAAGATTTAATGCACCAAGAATGTACGAAACACAGAATCGTACAGTAACTTCTAATGACTATGAGCGTATAGTTGTACGCGAATATCCTGACATTCAAGCTGTTCGTGTTTGGGGCGGAGAAGACAATGATCCGCCAATTTATGGTAAGGTGTTTCTGAGCGCAAAGCCAAAAGTTGGAACATTGCTTTCTAGCTCAAGAAAAGCAGAAATCAAAAATACGTTAAAGAAATATAATGTACAAGCGATTGACGTTGAGATGATTGATCCAACATATCTGTACGTCATACCTTCCTTAACGGTGAGATATAATCCAACTAAAACTACAAAAACTCCTGGAGAATTGGCTGCTTCTATCGCAAGCAGAATAATTTCTTTTGAATCTACATATCTCTCAAGATTCAATCAGAGCTTTAGATATTCAAAGTTCTTAGAATATATTGATGATACAGATGACAGCATCGAGACGTCAAATGCGATTATTCGTTTAAGAAAGACTTTTGTTCCTTCTATTATAGCTGCTGATAATTATGTCATCAAGTTCAATAACGGAATTCAACGTTTAGGTACTAAAGAATTAATCAGTGGCGTACCTACGCATCCTGGATATGGATCGATTACTTCTTCATCGTTTACGCAAGATGGTTTCACTTCGTATTTCGACGATAATGGTTTTGGTACTCTTAGAACGTACTATAGATCTGGAACCGGTCGTTTAGGCAGAACGTATATTAATTACTCAGCCGGAACTATTGATTACGATCAGGGAACTGTAAACATAAACAATTTCTTACCGACGACGTTTAGTGGCGAAACTATTTCTATCGTAGTATCGCCACTATCTCCTAACATTATTCCTGTTAGAAATCAAATTATTTTGATGTCGCAGTCTGAGATCAATATCGTTGATGACATAACTGGAAAAACGGTCACTTCTGTTTCTACAATCGAAACAATAGGACAAACAGCCACCATTACAACACCATCAGGAAAGCTGTATAACTTCTAATGGCTACGATTGTAGGCGCAAACGAAATCTATAAGAAACTGTCTTCACAGATAGAAACGCAATTCCCAGGACTTATTCGTGAGGAAGGGTCTCAATTTGTCGCGTTCCTGAAAGCATATTTTGAGTATATGGAACAATCCGGCAAAGCTGGAAACGCAATCAGGGCACTACAAGATAATCAAGATATTGATCGCACGATTGATTCGTTTGTTGAGTATTTTCGCAGAGAATTTATGCTCAACATTCCAAAAGA